ATAAAATCCTAAACTTTTCTTTTTCATAATAATCTCCCTTAACTCCACCCAATCAGGTGGAGTTTTTTGGCTCTATTTCAGGATTTTGGGGACTATTCTAAAAATCATTTTTCGATATTTTTCGGTATTTTTCGGATTTTGGTCGGGGAATTGGCGGGGACTTTTTGAGATTTTGGCGGGGATTTTTTAGCGAATATGGCTAAGAAATAGGTCTGTTGTCGCTTCAGCAAGTTCGTCCTCAACTTGGTTATAACGATCGGTCATATAGACTTTTGTATGCCCCAGCGCCTGGCTTAATTGTTCAAGCGGAACTCCTGCAATAATGCTTTGAGTCGTGAAGAAGTGGCGCATCATGTGAGGTGTTACATGCAATCCTGTTGCTTCATTCACTAGATTGAAGTTTCTATTCAGCTGGTTTGGATTGATGAGACCACCTTTCTCGTTGATAGTTATATAATCCTTGTGCTGTTCCTTAATAATCCCTAACTTTCGCTTAATTTTAGAAGCCTCAGCTATCAGATAATAGATAAGGTCTGTTCCAATATCATCAAGGCAAATGTAGCGCTCTGAATCCTTCGTTTTAAGCCCTCCTTTCCCTTTCAAGGTCTGGTTGCTTCGGCTGTCTCTAAGATGCAGTATAGCCCGTCCGCTGTCGTTCTGAGTGATGTCCATTGGACGCAAACCAAAGACTTCTCCTCTTCTCAATCCAAAAATGGTAAGATAGGTCAGAGCGTAGAATTGTTTTGACATAATCTCTTCTGCCTTCGCTATCCAAGTCTTGAACTCTTTGAGAGTCACTTTCTTGTTAGCTGCAGGAATATCACTACGACCTATGAAAACACCTTTCAAGCGGTTTGAGAGCAGATTTCCATTTTTCACGGCATCGTTTAGCAATGCCATGAAGCTAGAATTGAGGGTTTGAACAGTGTATCTGGTATGGTTCTGCAACTTTTCAGCGATAAAGAGTTCATACTCATTTCTATCCAAATTTTTAAGCTGGACAGAACCAAATTTGAGTTTGATATGATTCTTATAGAGATTATCATTGAGGTAGTAAGAAGTGTCATTCCAGCGCCCTGTTGACAATCTCTTTTCAGAATAGATATCCCAATACTGATCAAGCGTTAGATTCGTATTGATACCTAATTCTTGTTCTTGTATTTGTTGCTCAAGCTCTACCAAGGCTGCACGAGCTTGAGGGAGAGTTGTGAAACCACTTTTACTTTTCTCTCTTTTTTTACCTCGGAAGAAAAAAGAACGTCTGACATAGTAACGCTTGCCTTTAGCAGTCTCATAGTAATAGATATTTGGGTATTTTGTTTTATTATATTTCATTGTATTCTCCTTGTTTATCGGCTTCTGGACAAGGTCTAAACATTGAGAATATTGACATCACCCCTTTCATGGTGTAAAATAGGGTATAGAAAAGAGGCCTTTTTAATGGCTGATTTTTATACAGGATAAGCTTCACAATCAAACTTTGGCGAGGGCGATTGTGGGTTTTTTTTATTTTTTAGCGAGACGCCACACTGTTAAATCCAGGTAGTAAGTTAAGTCACTTTTACGAGAAATGACTCTATTAGTTTCAATATTGAGGGTTTTATATGGTCCTCCTCTACCTGTAAGAATTGCATCATATCTGTAATTGGGATTAGATATGTAGGGTGAAACTTGTGTTGCAATCATAGCTGGTAGGTATCCAACAAAAATATTATTCACTAAAACTTTGACAGCATTTTTATCATGAGGATTTGATGGTTCGGGCAGTAGATGGACATCTACTGTTTTTAATTTATTGTATTTATAAACTGGTTTATATGTTTCCAGCATATAAGATTTCAAACTCTTGTTATCTTTCCCGAAATAGTGGATCCCTCCAGAAAGAAAATCAGCAGCAAGCTCAGCCTCTTCTTTATGATAATTTGTCCCCATCAACAAGAAATCATCATGGAAAACAATTGTATCAATCTGTGGACTGTAATTTTCAACTTTCTTCTTTTTCTCTCGATTTGCAGTTAAACGACCAATAATGTAAGTTATAAAACCAGTAATAAACAAGAAGAAGCCGAGAGGTAGAAATAAAAATAGGAATATAGCACCTAAAACCATAAAGACAAGTCCAGCTTCTTTATATTCTTTTGGAGTGTGTTGCTTTTTGCTGTTAGAGGCAATAATAGATTGCTGTTTGTTGGTAACTACTTTCTTTTTTCGCTTTTTAGATGATTTAAACAAATCCGAAAGTCCAAAGGTTGTCTTATGATAAACCTTGTTATACATAGCTTTCTTTGGATTTTTAACCCATCCCATCCCTTTTTTACCATAGCCAGGGATAATAGCTTTTTTAGCCTGTCTTTTCCATTTACTAGTAGTTCTAGCTTTTAAACTTCTGGTCAGACTTGGTTTTCTCATTCCTATTTTCATAAGTTTCTCCTTTTAATTTTCTATCGGCATGAAGTTTCCGACAATTTTTCCAATGATTCTTGGATCTTCGTCATATGGTGCGAATTTATCTTTATACTTGCTATTGATAGAGACGAGTCTGAGACCGTCTTTTTCTTTATAGACTTTCTTGATATAAGTTTGGCCATCCCAGTCAACTGCATAAATGGCACCATCGTAGTCAAAACCTGTTTCTTTGATAAGAACGACCTCTCCATTCATGTACTTAGGTTCCATGGAATCTCCGAAAACCCAAGAAGCAAAATCGTGGTCTAGGTCTCTGTCATAAAAAACAGTGTCATAATTCCCATCGTTGAAGTATGAGAATCCAGTACCAGCTGAAAGTTTTTCAAAAACACGGTATTCAAAAAGCTTTTCCTCAATTGTGATTACTTTATTATTTTGCTCTTTCAATTGTTCATTAGCGTAGTTAAGAACCTTTTGTTTTCTCGGAGTTGATAGCTTGACAACCTTTTCAGTAATTTTGTGAACCAACGGGGAGGTTGGGATTTTCAATTCTTGTTGATTGTCTTCCCATCCCATCAAGTCTCCAGGTGATACATTTAATTTGTCAGCGATTTTTTTTAATACTTCAGGTCCAACCTTTTCAATATCTCCTTTTTCGTACCTAAAAATAGTAGAACGAGAGACACCTACACTTTCTGCAAGCTCGTCCGCAGACATTTTCAACGCTTTTCGACGTTGTTTTATTCTTTCTCCGACATTCATTTTTTTACCCCTTATTATATATTACACAATAATTTTACAACATTAGTCGCAAAAATGCAATATAAAAAGTTTCAAAAATGCGATTTTCTTGTTGACATTTCTTTTTTTATCAGTTATACTTAAAACAATAAGTCGCACAAACGCGACAAATGGAAAGGAGCAGATATGGTAAATGTATCGAAATTAAAAGGAAAAATTATCGAACGCAATACTACTCAAGAGGCTTTAGCAAAAGATATTGGGATTGATAAGAGTACGTTCTATAGAAAAATGAAACAAAATGGTAGTTTCTCTATACAAGAAGTAAACTTGATTGTTTCTTCCCTCAATCTTTCAAAAGACGAAGCTTTATCTATTTTTTTTAGCGAAACAGTCGCATAAACGCGACAAATAGAAAGGGGAATGGATGGAAGAACTAAAAATAAGAGCAGATGGCATTTATTTGAATAACCAAAAATTAAAAGGTGTGCAAGCAATCAAAACAAAAAGCACGGTTGAAAGCCACCATGCTACTGTCTACTTAAAATTTATTGCCAAGCTGATTTGAAATGAGGTTGGTATTTGATTTCGTTATATCACAAGCAGAAAGGAGAACGGAATGAACGAACTAGAAAGAACAGCCCTCAACGAGATATTGAGGACCGTGACATATATTGCTGAGAAGTTGGATGAGTTAGATGCTAGGTTTTCTCAATCAGAAGAAGTGAAAACCAAGGCTTCGTCCGCATCGTAATCAGCTGCGATAAATTGAGCTACTGAAAGAATAAATTTCTTTAAATCTTGGATGTCTTTGCCATCATGTCTACGAACATAGTGAGTTTCATCATTTCCAATCCAAGCGACGGATTTTGCTAAAACTTGAATTTTTGGAAAATCATTTAAGTAGTCAGCAATTACTTTCCCAAGCATGATTGATTTGATGTGTTCTTCGTCAGATGGATTTTTTGAAATTACGTAGTCCTTTATGAGGAATTCAGCTGCTTTCCGATAGCCAACACCTGCTATTTGATTCAATGCCTCAGATTCAGCGACGGTTGCTTGGGAATAGATTTCGACAAAAACAGGAGAAACTTTTTCTATGTTTTCAGGGAGTTTAACCTTGATTGGAGGACGGTAGGTATAATCTACCATTGATGCACTATCAAAATTATCATTGATATATTCTATCACAAAATATTTCAAACAATCTTCAAAAGAACATCGAAAAATAACGGAAAATCTCCCTTCTTCTGAAATACTTGTTCTTTCAGAGCTTGTACTTTGTCCAACATGTAGAGGAGACATGGTTCTACCGCAGTGAGGGCATTTCGAAGGAGTATCAATTGTAACGGTTGTTCGCATATCTCTAAAATAAATCTCGACATTAAGTTTCATAAGCAATCTCCAATCGTTTTTATTATATTATACCAAATTTAGAAAGGAATACTATGAACGAAATTTTTAATTTTCACGGGCAGGAAGTCCGTACTTTGACAATTGATGACGAACCTTGGTTCGTTGGGAAGGATGTAGCAGATATTCTGGGGTACCAAAACGGTAGTCGAGATATTAACCGTCATGTAGATGATGAAGATCGTCAAAACTACCAAAACGGTACTTTTGGAAATAGAGGTGTTACTGTTATTAACGAATCTGGTCTTTACTCTCTTATCTTATCCAGCAAGTTGCCTCAAGCTAAGGAGTTCAAGCGTTGGGTGACATCAGAGGTCTTGCCAGCTATTCGGAAGCAGGGTGGTTTCATTCGTGAGGATTTGGATGAGGATGCCTTTATCGCTCTCTTTACTGGTCAAAAGAAATTGCGTGAGCAACAGGCGACCATGCTAGAAGATATTGACTATCTGAAGAGTGAGCAACCGATTCATCCAAGCTATGCTCAGTCGCTCCTGAAGAAGAGAAAGGCTAGGGTTGTGGCATGTCTGGGTGGTATTGATAGCCCAGCTTATGCGGATAAGATTTTTGCTCAGTCGGTATTTAGACAAGCTGAGATTGACTTCAAGGATCATTTTAATATCAGTCGCTATGACTTGCTACCGAAAAAGTTTGCAGAAGCCGCATTGGCCTACTGGATGACGTGGGAGCCAAGCACTAATACCAAGATGAAAATCATGAAATTGAACTCATTTGACGAAGGGTAGGAGGGGAAGAAGATGGACAATGTTCTACTTTCACTATCTGAATGGATTAAGTCCATTATCAAGGACACAATCACAAGGCTAGTCGAAATAGAAAAAGATAGTGATCACTATCCAGAGTTGATGGATGTGAACACTACCTGTGATTTTCTAGGAATTAAGTATGCCACATTTTCAGATAATTATCGTTACTTAAAGGGATTTCCAAAGGAATTACCTGGTAAGAAATGGTCAAAAAGAGCCATCAAAGAATGGCTCTCTAATCAAATATAATAACTTTACTAAAAGGCTTCTGGACAAGGTCTTAGCAAAATTATTTGACTATATTATAACACAAAAAGAGGATAAAAAACATGAACAATTTACAAATTATCGCAGTATGCACAGCAGTGTCAGTAGTCTTGATTGAATCGCTGATTATGAATATCAAGCTGAAAATGGCCATGAGAGCAAAAAAGAACATTCAATTTCAAGCGCCACAAGTTGAAAAAGGCTTTATCGATTTTAAAACTGGTCGACGTGTTGACATTGATCCCGTGACACGAAAAGAAACATTTGTGGATTAAAACGGAGGGTATCAATGGTAGTTAAAAACAAGCGATACTACTGGATTCAACTAGCTCAGGATTTTTTCAAGTCTAAAGAAATGAAACTACTTCGTAAGATTGCAGGTGGCGATACGCATACTATCATCTATCTCAAAATGATGTTGATTAGTTTAGAGGATGGCGGGCACATCTACTATGATGGACTTGCTGACAATCTAGCTGAAGAAATCGCTCTTGTCATTGATGAGAATGTTGAAGATATTAAAATTACTTTGATTTTCTTGGAGAGTAAGGGTTTGCTGACTAGAATAAATGACAGAGATTATTTCTTAGAACAGGTTCCTGAGATGGTTGGGAGCGAAACGGCGAGCACTCGTAGAAGTCGCAAACATAGAGAGTTGAGGGGGTTGCATTGCAACACCATTGCAACAACTTGCAACGGAGATATAGATATAGATATAGAGAAAGATATAGATACAGAGATAGAGAAAGAAAATAATAAGACGATTGTTAGTTCCAGCTTATCTGAAAATTTGAAACATAGCGGTATTCGGATAAACAATAAACAACATCAACAGCTGCTTGAATATGTAGGACTTGATGGAATGAGTTTTGATATGTTGAACCGTGCAGTGGAGATAACTTCTGAGGTTTATCAACCTAGTTTCAAGTATTTGAGAGGGATTCTTGAAAATTGGAAAAAGAAAGGTTTTACAACTATTGAACAGGTAGATGATAATGACCAAAAATATAAAGATAGCAAGAACTCCCATCTTCAAGGAAGACAACAAAATGAAAAAAAATCAGAACAGGGGGCTAAGGACGAATGGGGATTTTAGAACTTATTGAGCAATTTGAAGATGACTTTTATCCGATCAGCGACGAAAAGAAATCTTTGCTTATAAAACAACCTCTTTCTACCGTTACTGCTTGCTTGTCAGATATGGCTAGCTGGAAAGCTTGTGGGGGTAAGGTATCATGGTAACTGATGCACTCGAGGAGATGGCCTTATCTTACCATAGAAATACTGAACAACAGGCTGAAATTTGCGAAAAGCATGGGATTCCCTTGATCAAAATCCTCCGGACAAATGATGTCCTTTGTCGCTTATGTGAATCGGAACGGCTCCATGCAGAGAATCAAATAAAGGTCAATGAGTTGGCTGATGCTGAGCATGAACGAGAGCGGAAGTTCTATCTTGAGAGATTCTCTCTCTATGATGATGTACTGAAAAATGCTACTCTTGATAACTTTGACACACCGACTGAAAAAGAAGCTGAAAAGTTGAAGTTTGCTAAAAAAATTTGTAGAGAGTGGGCTGGTGGAGCGAGAAACAATGTTGTTTTTCAAGGCGAAGCTGGAACGGGTAAAAGCCATCTTGCTTTTGCCATTATGAAAGCCTTATCAGAAACTACAAAAGAAATTGCTATTTTTATCAATGTCACTGACTTGTTAATGAAAATCAAGGCGGACTTTAGTCAGGAAGAGTTTCTGGTTAATAAAATCGCTAGTGCAAAGTTTTTGGTCTTGGATGATCTTGGTATGGAGAAGGATAGCGAATGGTCGTTTACTATTCTCTACAATATCCTGAATAAGCGTTCAAATACAATCATTACCACCAATTTGACTTCTGCTGATATTCAGAAAAGATATGGCAGACCCTTTATGTCCAGACTGATGAAGGGTGTAGATAAAGACCATTTAATGGTTTTCAACGACTTGACAAACAAGCGGAAGCAATATTTTTAGAATGGAGGTGGCTGATGTTTATTTTAAGACATGGGACAAGAGAGGATAAGCCCTTTCTGATGTCCGCAGTTATCGGAGTGACTGGCTTGGACATTTCATGTTCTGAGGAGAAGAAAGCCATGCGGTTTATTTCTCGGGCGGCTGCCGTACAGGTTGGCAAGGCTTTGAGGGGTTCCTTTGGGAACTTTTATCCTGTTGAGGTGGAGTGATGTTAGAACTTTACTTCGTCTATAACGGGCACTGCAAGTTTTTCCTTGGGAGGTTTGACAATGTGGATGAACTTATCGAACAGATGAAAGACCATCAGTGGGCATTCTCTGGCATTACTAGACCAAGATTTAAAAAATATATCGGAAGAAACGATATACGTTTTGATTATGGTGCGGTAGATTGCTATTACTTAGCAATAAAATCAACGTGCCGCGAACCACGTTAAAAGCGAGCTAGAATATGCGTCAGACTTGGACGAATGACGTATAAAGAATTTGCTAGCTCTTGTGTCTTTGAGCCATGAGGGGCAAGAGCTGGATTTTTTAAAAACAAGTTGGAGGAATTGAAGATGATGGAAGAGTTAAAGCAAAAAGTTAATGAAGTATACAACTGGACGGTAGAAGACGGTAAACCCAAACCTCCCAAGCAAGATTTACCACAAGCAGTGAAAGACCGGGTGGACTATTTTTGGGAAATGGCAGAAGATGGTATGACATTTATGGGAGCGATGGAATGCATCTTCGCTGATGAAAAGCCTACCGACTATGATTTGGGAGCTACTAAGGGTTGGTTGCCAAAATCTAAGGAGTTTGATGATTGGGTTGGCTATTCGCCAAGCATGGCTCAAGTAGTTATTGCAGTTTATTTGATTTATGGAGGAAACTAAGATGAATAAGCAGGAATTGAATAAACCAGTCAAAATACCGCAGTTTGTGGCAGATTGGATTGAGGTTTGTAAAGAACATTTAACAACTAGTCTATATACTGCTATGAATCCAAACTTTATGAAAGAAAACAACCAAAGTTTCGATTTAATATTATGGATTAAAAAGACGAGCAACCAAGACCTCTTCGCCCGAGCTTGGCTGGACGGCTACGAGGTCGAGAAAGAGAAGTGGTATGTTGTGAAAGTAAAAGGGAATATCAAAGAAAATATGTTGGTATATGGAGAATTTGTGGAAAGGTATTTCTTTACAAAAAGTTCTAGTTTATACAATATTATATATTACCACACTCGCAAAGAACTAGAAGAAGCTGGTTTCGGCTGGGTGTTCGATTGCCCAGGAATTGAGATTGAGGAGGTGGAGTGATGAGTTATGATTTGGAAATCTTAGCGAAAATAGAAAACGGAGATTATATTCGTATCGCTGAACCTAGATATAGTTCTCCGACCTACAATCTCGGGAAGATGTTTAGAATTGCTATGGATTGGGATTTCGACCAAGGCACAATTTACAATGTTGCTGATATTTTTGAAAATATTCAACGTGGCATAACTGAATTGGAAAGGCAACCTGAAAAATATGTACAATATGAACCTGCAAATAAATGGGGAACAGTTAGCGATGCATTGGAGGTTTTAAAGTCACTGAAAGAGTGTATTTTAGAACAAGATATTGATACGAAATATTTATATATGAGGTGGTAACATGACACGACCAAACAGATACCCTTACACACGAAGTCAGTGGCGAGTTCTTTATAAATTTAACCATGAAACCCGTCAGAGAGAACCGTACTTATTAAATGATCTTACATTTAAAACAAAGGAGGTGGAGTGATGGAACATATACGAATACTAGACGCTTGTTGTGGCAGTCGTATGTTTTGGTTTGATAAAAATGAGAGTCATACAACTTTCATGGACATCAGACAAGAAAAATTTGAAATACATGGGAAAAAGGTAAACGTAAACCCTGACGTTGTCGGAGATTTTCGTGATATGCCATTCGATGATGAAACATTTAATCTAGTAGTATTTGATCCACCACATTTGAAATGGGCAGGTCAAAACTCAATTATGCGATCACAATATGGCCAGTTGGATAAAGTTACCTGGTCGGAAGATTTAGCCAAGGGTTTTGAAGAATGTATGAGGGTTCTAAAAGTTGGAGGTACTCTAGTTTTTAAATGGTCTGATTGTCAAATCAATGTTAAAGAAGTTCTTAAATCTGTACCTTTTAAACCATTGTTTGGGCAACAAAGAGGTACTACGCATTGGATGACGTTTATGAAATTTGAGGAGGCAACAGATTGAAACGAAAAAGCATATCTAAAACCATTAGACAAAAAGTTTTGGATAAGTATGGCGGTCATTGTGCATATTGTGGCAAGGTTTTGGACTTGAAAACTTTGAGAGTGGATCATTTGCATCCTCATTATCGAGGCGGAGAAGATAGTTTTGATAACTACATGCCAGCTTGCTATCAATGCAATTTCTACAAATCTACTCTTCTGTTAGATGAATTCAGAGAGCAGATGTCTACCTTGCACGAAAGAATCAGCAAGCCATTTATAGCAAGACTTGGGTTAGATTATGGAATTATTGAAATCAAGCCTTTTAATGGTAAATTTTATTTTGAGGAGGAGACATGAAAAGATTCATATCTATCTGGATTCTGCTATCTGCTGGATTAAATATCTGGCAGATGGACAGGATTCGAGATTTAGAAGAGAAAAAGCCGATGGTTATCTATAAGGCAGATAATCAAGGCGCTGAGATATTCGGTAAGGTCGTCGAGAAAGGAAGACATGGGAAGCTATACACGCTAACGATTCGTGACTACGGTGTGTTCGTGGTTACGAAGGAGCAGTGGGATAAAGTAAAAGTTGGGGATGAGGTGATGTTATGAAAGTTCGATTTAATGGGAAGTATAACTTCTTCTTAACCCAATTTGTCCATTTTATTGTATTGGACTATCTCTGGGAGATACTTGAAATTATCATCTTAGGTGGAGTGAGAGGGAATTTGGCAGATTCCATTATGCTTGCTCTGATTTGTGTCTATATTGCATGGATTTTAGATAAGGAGGAATGAAACAGATGACTACACTAAAAAATGTAAAACAATGGTTTATCGACCGCGACCTTGAAAATGGTGGACGACTAGACAAGCAGTCACTAAAACTTAGCGAAGAGTTCGGTGAGTCAATTCAACTAAAGATGCTTTTCTATAAAAAACTTAGAAATCTTACTACAGATCGTTTCTTGACTTTTAGAGAATCTGACTGGAAGTTCTTTATCCGCGACCTGGTCAACGAATTTGTGCATTAGAAAATTAGTGAGGAGAAAAAATGAAACCAGAAAAATTTGACAATGTAAACAAACCAAGTCACTACCAAGGTTCAAAGATATTTGAAGGAAAAATTATTTGAAATAGAAATGAGGTAAGAGATGCCTTTTTTTCCAGGAATCAACGAAGCAAAAACGAAAGAAAATGCCAAAAAAATTCTAAAAGGCTATCCTCGCTGGCGTCGTGTTGCCAATGACAAAAATGGTCAAAAGGTGACGACTACATACTCTTTTATGCCTCGCAATCCAGGAAGCGACACGACTAGTCAGGTTGAGAAGCTTGCTATCAGAAAAGTAGATGCAGAGATGGAGCTAGATGCTATTGAGCAAGCGGTCAGCGAGCTACATGATCCTTACTATCGTAGAATCATATATGAAAAGTACATGGTTTGGCATCGAAAGAAAGATGAAACGATATACAATGAACTTGCAATCTCAGAGAGTTCATATTACGAAATTCTTGACAAAGCTCTATTAGCATTTGCGGAACTCTATAGAAATGGAGAGCAGGTCGTAATTATGGAGTAAAAGCGGAGTAAGTCAAGAGTAAATACCAATTTCAATGTGCTAAAATGGTATTATCGAATAATAGACAAAGGCAGGCACACCCTGTCTTTTTCTTTGAGTTTGGAGGTGATATCGTGAAAAAAGTAGAACCAATCCGTGATCTAGACGATATCGAACGAATCAAAGATTACTTGAAAAACAAAAGTGACAGAAACTATGTTTTGTTTATGTTTGGAATCTACTCTGGTCTAAGAGTGAGCGATATAGTACCTCTTCAAGTTAAGCAAGTGATTGCAGACAGGATTGAACTAAGAGAGAAGAAGACTGGGAAGATAAGGCATTTTCCAATCAGTCCCCCTTTAAGAAAAGAAATAAATAGATACATAAAAGATAATCAATTAGCAGAGTACGATTATCTATTCCCAAGTAAAAAGAAAAAACGAACGGATGGTGTTCGTATCACTCATATCGGAAGAGTAGCAGTATATCAAATACTACAGGATGCAGCTAAGCATGTAGGATTGAACCACATAGGTACTCACTCGATGAGGAAGACTTTTGGCTATCATCACTATAAAAAGAATGGTAATGTAGCTATTCTTCAAAAGATTTTTAATCACTCTACACCAGATATCACACTTGGTTATATCGGTTATAGTCAGGATGAATTAGATGAAAGTATACTATCATTTGACTACTAAGTAACCCGTCTATTTTACATAATGAGAAAATGTAAATTAGTTTTTAGAAAAACATAGTGAAAGCCTTGGTACTCTTGACTTTAAAGTTGTTTAATTTTATTTAACAGAATATAAGATATGTTAAATATACGAGTGTGTCAGAGACTAGAAAAACTCCCCCTAAATCATAAAATTTTAGCCCCTACCTACTAAAAAGAAAGGCCCCTCCTTAGATGAATACCCCCAAGGACAGACCGGACCGGAGCGGTCCTCACAGAGTTGCTTTTGAAAAGAATAAAAATATTATTCTCAAAACAAAAAATACTTGTGGGATTTGTGGACTCCCCGTTGATAAATCATTGAAGTACCCACATCCTCTATCTCCGGTCATTGACCATGTTATTCCAATCAATCGCAATGGTCATCCGTCAGATATTCGTAACTTACAGCTTGCTCACTGGCAATGCAACAGACAAAAGTCTGACAAGCTTTACACTGATGATAGATCAGCCAATGCTACTGTTGTGGGTAACAGGAACTTGCCGCAGTCCAGAGACTGGACTAGGTATAGAGCTTGAAGTCTTAATGAAAGAATTAAAATTTTTTTGTAAAAAAGAAAATAAAAAAAATATTTAAAACTCGAAAAAATAACAGATATGTGTGAAGTAGATCCTAGCTGAGTATAGGAGGGGGGTATCCCCCTCCCACTAGGCGCTCGCGAGCTTCACGCCGTCACTGTACATTTTTTCTCGCGCCAAATCATCACAAAGAAAGGAGAACGGTTTGGAATTAAGAGGAATTGACTATCTTAGGAGGAAGTTGAATCTCTATCAGAGCAGAGTCAATCTGAGGTACAATCATTATGCGATGCAACACTATGAAGCGCCGACAGGAATCACAATTCCTGCACATATCAGGGTAAAGTATCAAGCTGTTCTTGGTTGGGCTGCAAAGGGAGTTGATAGTCTTGCAGATCGTTTGATTTTCAGGGAATTTGCTAATGATGATTTTAATGTTACAGAAATCTTTGATCGTAACAATCCTGATATTTTTTTCGATAGTGCCATTTTAGCTGCACTGATTGGTTCGTGTAGTTTCGTCTACATTTCGAAGGGTGAAGATGATGAGGTGAGATTGCAAGTCATTGAATCAAGTAATGCAACTGGTGTCATTAATCCTATTGCTGGGTTGCTTGTAGAAGGTTATGCAGTTCTGGCTCGTGATGGTTACAATCGTCCAACACTTGAAGCCTACTTTGAGCCTAATGCTACTCACTTCGTTCCGAAAGATGGGGAGCCTTACTCGGTTACGAATAAAACTGGTATTCCTCTGCTGGTTCCGGTCATTCATCGTCCTGATGCGGTTCGTCCTTTTGGTCGGAGTCGTATCACCAGAGCTGGTATGTATTATCAGAAATACGCTAAGCGTACTTTGGAACGGGCGGATATCACTGCTGAGTTCTACTCATGGCCACAGAAATATATTCTTGGTCTTGATCCTGATGCAGAGCCTATGGAAAAATGGAAAGCTACTGTATCAAGCTTGTTGACGATTTCTTCTAGTGATAAAGGAGAGAAGCCGAGCGTTGGGCAATTTACTACCGCTAGCATGTCACCTTTCACAGAACAGCTCAGAACAGCTGCTGCTGGATTTGCTGGGGAAATGGGGTTGACTTTGGATGACCTTGGTTTCGTTTCAGATAATCCATCATCTGTTGAAGCCATCAAGGCTAGTCATGAGAATTTGCGTTTGGCTGGTCGAAAGGCTCAGCGCTCACTAGGTGCTGGATTGCTAAATGTCGCTTATGTTGCAGCTTGTTTGCGTGATGAGTTTCGTTATGCTAGAAGCCAATTTGTGAGAACCACAGTTAAGTGGGAGCCTTTGTTTGAGGCAGACGCTAATATGTTGACCTTGATTGGTGATGGTGTTATTAAGCTGAATCAAGCAGTGCCTGGCTATATGGATGCTGAAACCATCCGTGACTTGACTGGTATTAAAGGGTCAGACAAGCCTGCTCCAGTAGTGAAGGAGGGTACAGATGGTGGAGGATATCGTTCCGAGCCTGCTCAAGAAAATCAAGTCTGAGTTTGAAGGTGCTAGGCTAGACAGTGAGGTCTTGAAAGACTTACTGTCTAAACTGCATCATAGTAAGGCAAGTTATTTGGATGCCAATCAATATGCTATTGAAATTGGGGAGATACTTTCTAAGGCTCTGGGAGCCTCTCTAACGAACGAAACACTACCAGACGGTAAAATGTATTATAACATCGCTCAACGTGTGCTGACGGACGTTCTGGGGCGAAATTATGAGCTTGTGAGTGATTATGCTGAACAAGTTCAGAAGAATTTGAACTCTGAGGCTAAAATTGGGTTAGCTGCTCAGGTTCCTGAACTCAATCAAGACCGAATTGATGGTCTGGTTAATCGTTTAGCAAGTGAGGAAAGTTTTGATGATGTAAAATGGTTGCTTGATGATCCGATTGTAAATTTTAGTCAGAGTATTGTGGATGATAGCATTCGAAAAAATGCGGAGTTCCATCATAAAGTGGGGTTGAGTCCGAAAATCGTTCGAAGAGTTGTCGGTCATCCGTGCAAATGGTGCAAGAGTTTAGAGGGTTCATACAATTATCCAGAAGTTCCCAAGGATATATATAGACGGCATGGCAATTGTCGGTGTACTGTTGACTATCATCCTGGTAATGGGAAGAAACAGAATGTTCATACTAAACGTTGGGCAGAATCTCAAAAAAGTGCTAAAATAGAAGTATTAAAAGGTGTAGGCTTACCTGTTCAATCTGGTGCAAGAAATTATTTTCGTGATGAATCGAATGATGATATTTTGCCAAAAGATTTTATTAAAGCAGAAAAGCACGCTTATCTTACGTATGACAAAATAAAAAATAGTAATCAAGAATTAGAGAAGCGAAAAATTTACTCGAACATTGGAAAGTTTAAGGAAATGAAAGACTTTACCAAGGAAGATGTTGATATTGCTTTTAATCATGTTTTTAATGATATCCATCTTTTAAAAGACGGGGAAAGCTTATTTCATCCAGAAGTCAATATGGCAGAGTCGTGGGAGCGTCTGATTACTGGTAAGGATATCCAATCACATGATTTGATATTATTGAAACACGAGCGATTGGAGCATGATTATATGTATGTCAGAGGGAATATGGATTATGATACTGCTCATGCTAAAACAGATGAAACATATAATTATGGTAATGCTTTGACTCGATATTTGGAAAGGAAGAATAATGTTAAAATTTAATTTGATTGAAGTTGTGAACGGTTTTTACCATTACGAGGTCTTTCCTGAGGGTGATGTGAGTAGAAGAGAGATTTTTGAATTTAACCCTTCTACCCGTGAGATAAAGCGAAATGATCCCCCGAAATATGGTTTTGATTATGTGTCAAAATGCATCATAAATCTAAAAAATGAAGACGGCAGTTTGAAAGAATCAGGGCAAGTTGCTTGGTATTAAGCACCTAGAGAAATCTAAGTGCTTTTATTATGCTTAGAAAGGAGTAACAATGGGAAACACGATTGATTTTTCAGAGAAAAAGTCTAGTCTGGAGCGCGGTGCTTCCGTGAAAGAAATTTTGGAGGAAAATCTTGAGGCTAGTCATGACTACACTTCGGTATTGGTAGTTTCTTTGGATAAAGATGGTGAGATAAATCTTGGCTATAGCTGGGATAGTAGTTTGCAGGCATTGGGAATGCTAGATGTTGCTAAAAACTATATTTTGAACGTAATCAATTAAATCATCCCAGCGATAGGGTTATCATGCGGTACGATTGAAAGGAGCAGTGGATGGCTAGAAAGAAACTTGGCAATCAGAATCCTACTCAATCGGTGATTTTAAAATACGTCAAGAAAAATTCAAAAGCTAAAGAAGCGATTGAACTTTACGAACGGACTGGTCTTTCTTGCTATGCTTGGCAGAAGAATCTTTTATTACCCATGATGGCTGTTGACAAGAACGGTCTTTGGGTGCATCAGAAGTTTGGTTACTCTATTCCTCGTCGTAATGGGAAATCTGAAATCCTTTATATTCTTGAAATTTGGGGCTTGCATAAGGGATTGAATATCCTGCACACGGCTCACCGAATTTCTACATCTCATTCCTCTTTTGAGAAGGTGAAACGATACCTTGAAAAAATGGGGTATGTGGATGGTGAGGATTTCAATTCCATTCGTGCGAAGGGGCAGGAGAGGATTGAACTTTATTCAACAGGTGGTGTTATCCAATTCCGTACTAGGACATCAAATGGTGGTCTAGGTGAAGGTTTTGACATGCTGATCATTGACGAGGCTCAAGAGTACACGACCGAGCAAGAATCTGCTTTGAAATACACGGTTACGGATAGTGAGAATCCTATCACAATCATGTGTGGAACACCTCCGACACCTGTATCAAGTGGAACGGTCTTTACTAAGTATCGTGAGATATGTCTATTTGGGAAAGGGAAGTATTCTGGCTGGGCTGAGTGGTCTGTTTCTGATGAAAAGGAAATTGACGATGTGGAAGCCTGGTATAATTCTAATCCATCCATGGGATACCACTTAAATGAGCGGAAGATTGAGGCAGAGCTTGGTGAGGATAAGCTGGACCATAATATCCAACGTTTGGGATTTTGGCCAACTTACAACCAGAAATCTGCTATTTCTGAAACGGAGTGGAACGAGCTCAAGGTGGATGATATCCCAGAATTGTCTGGCAAGCTGTCTGTTGGGATCAAGTATGGCCAAGATGGAACGAACGTGGCATTGAGCATTGCTGCACGTACCAAGGATGCCCGTTTCTTTGTTGAGACAGTCGATTGCCAATCTGTTCGTAATGGTAATGAGTGGATGGTTGCTTTTCTGAGACAAGCTGATGTAGCTCAGATTGTCATTGATGGTGCAAGTGGTCAGAAGATCCTGGACGAAGAGTTGAAGGACTATAGAATCAAGAACGTGATTCTGCCGACAGTGAAAGAAATCATCGTGGCTAACGCTCTTTGGGAACAAGGAATCTATCAGAAAACCATCTGTCACGCTGGCCAGCCATCGCTATCAAAAGTAGCCACTAACTGCGACAAGCGGAATATTGGCTCAAATGGTGGCTTTGGTTATCGATCGCACTTTGACGATATGGATATTTCTTTGATGGATAGCGCTTTGCTTGCGCACTGGGCTTGTGCTACAACTAAGCCTAAGAAAAAGCAAAAAATCAGTTATTAAAATAAGCGGTCTTGTGACTGCTTTTTTTGATGCAAAAAAATTACCGAACTGCCGGGAAAGCAGGAGAAAGGAGACAAGAGAATGTCAGAATTTAAACCAATCACAACACAAGAAGAATTTGATGCTGCTATTAAGGAGCGTTTATCTCGTGAGAAAGCGAAGTATAGCGACTATGACCAGATCAAATCTCGCGTTGAAGAGTTGGAGAAAGAAAATATTGGCTTGAAGTCAACGATTGAAGCCAACAATCAAAGTAAGGCAGATGCTGACAAGCAACTTGAAGACATGCAGAAGCAAATCGCTGGTTATGAGACGGCTAGTCTGCGAACTCGGATTGCTTTGCAACATGGATTGCCTTACGACCTTGCAGATCGTTTGCAAGGTAATGATGAAGAAAGCTTGAAAGCTGATGCAGAGCGCTTGGCTGGATTTATGAAATCTAAGGAATCAATCCCGCCACTGAAAACAAATGAGCCTAGTTTAGGCGATGACAAAGATGCAGCATTAAAAGGAATGTTGCACAAAATGAGAGGAGAATAATTTATGGCAACACTACAAACAGGGGATCTTTTCCCAGTCGAAACAGTCCAAGACATTTTTAGTAAGGTAAAGGGACATTCAACCCTTGCAAAACTTACTACTCGAGAACCTATTCCATTTTCTGGAACTGAAACATTTGTATTCAATCTCGAAGGAAATGCTGAAATCGTAGGTGAAGGCAATCCTTCGAACGCTGGAAGTGCAACTATGAAACCAAAGGTAATCAAACCTATTTTGATTACTTACCAAGCACGGGTATCTGAGGAGTTTGTAAATTGTTCGGAAGAAAAACAATTATCTTACCTCAAATCATTTATTGATGGCTTGTCTAAAAAAGTTGCACAAGCAATTGACATTGCTTCATTCCATGGACTTGAACCAAAATCAATGACAGATGCTTCTTTCAAAACAACAAACTCATTTGATGGTTTGATCACAGGGAATGTAGTTGCTTATGAAGCAAGTAAAATTGATGAAAATATTGATGCTGCCGTTGCAACCATCACAGCAAATGATTGCGAAGTAAATGGGATCGCATTGTCTCCTGCTGCAGGAGCAGCACTTGGAAACATCAAGGTAAACGGGGTAGTCCAATATCCTGAATACCGTTTTGGCCAAAATCCAGGATCATTTTACGGAATGAAGTCAGATGTCAATAAAACATTGACAACAGTTGCAAGTTCGGCTAAAAAAGACCATGTTATCGTTGGTGATTTTGAAAATGCCGTCAAATGGGGATATGCAGATGAAATTCCTCTTGAAATCATTAAATACGGTGATCCAGACGGAGCTGGTCGCGATTTGAAACGCTACCGTGAAGTTTGCTTGCGTACGCAAGTGTATGTAGGCTGGGGAATTCTTGACGAGCAGGCATTTGCTCGTGTGGAGGCTTAATATGGAATATATTAACAAAGAAACATTAGTGACAATTGAAACAGACAGTAAATTGGCAGGTGATTGGGTTCCTATTAGTGAATTCAAGGAAGAATATCGCCTTACTGTTCCAGAAATCAAGGAGAAACTTGATGAATTAGGTGTTGAGTATGATAGCAAGGCAAATAAATCTACTTTGCTTGATTTACTAATCGCAAATGAAGGGTGATTGAGATGGAAAACTTTGCAACAGTAGAAGATTTGAAAAAATTGTGGCGAGCGTTGAAATTCGATGAGGAAAAACGAGCCGAAGCGCTGTTGGAAGTTGTTTCTCATTCTCTTCGTGTTGAAGCTAAAAAAGTTGGCAAGGATTTAGATGGGTTGGTGGCTACTGACCCATCTTTTGCTATGGTCGTTAAGTCCGTCACGGTTGATGTGGTAGCTCGCACGTTGATGACCTCAACTGATCAGGAACCAATGACTCAGGTGGCTGAGTCTGCTTTAGGTTATTCCTTCAGTGGTTCTTATCTAGTTCCTGGCGGTGGTCTCTTTATCAAGGATTCAGAATTGAAACGTCTGGGCCTCAAAAAGCAAAGATATGGGGTGATTGATATCTATGGGACGGATTAAAGGAATTACTGTAACATTGATTGGAAAAACCAAGAATGGAAAGGATGACTTTGGTCATCCTATCTATGAGAATAAAGAAATTCAAGTAGAAAATGTTCTGGTTGTTCCGTCTTCGACAGAAGATGTCACCAATCAACTGAATCTTACTGGTAAAAAGGCCGCTTATACGCTAGGCGTCCCAAAAGGTGATCAGAACGAGTGGAAAGACCGTGAAGTTCGTTTCTTTGGGCGCAAATGGCGCACGATTGGCATTCCCTTAGAAGGCATTGAAGCCATGATGCCTCTGGAATGGAATAAGAAAGTGATGGTTGAAGCGTATGAGTAATACAAAAGTCAAGCTTATCGGTGCGGGTGTAGGAGCTCTTTTGAAATCCAAAGAGATTCAGGATATTCTGAACAAAGAAGCAACGGTCATTAAAAAAAGATGTGGTCCTGGCTATGAACAAGATAGCCAGGTTGGTAAGACAAGGGTCAATGCTATGATTTATCCAGCTACGCAAAAAGCAAAAAGAGATAATTTGAAAAATAACACTTTGTTGAAGGCGGTGCATTAGATGATTGAAATTATTATCAAGAAATATCTTGACGGTCATTTAGATGTACCGTCATTTTTTGAGCATGAAGCTGAAGCTCCCGATAGCTTTGTCATTATTCAAAAAACTGGCGGTAAGGAGCGAAATCATTCTGGTAGTGCGACCTTTGCTTTTCAAAGCTATGGCCCAACTATGCAGAAGGCTGCAGAGCTTAATGTGAAAGTGAAAAGTGCTGTGAAGGGATTGATTGAATTAGATTCAATCTGTGGTGTCCACTTAAACAGCGATTACAACTTTACGGACACTGAAATGAAACAATATCGATATCAAGCTGTATTTGATATTAATTATTTTTAAAAAAGGAGAAATTAAATGGCTACAGAAGCAAATGTAACGACTGCAAAACCTAAAATTGGAGGTGCGGTTTATTCTGCACCTCTTGGAACAGCACTTCCAACAGACGCAACTACAAAATTAGATGATGCGTTTAAAGCGCTTGGTTATATTTCAGAAGATGGTATGACCAATAGCAACTCCCCAGAATCAGAAAATATTAAGGCGTGGGGTGGCGTCGTTGTAAGTTCGGTTCAAAAGGAAAAGACAGACACTTTCAAATATATGCTGATTGAAGCATTGAATGTGGAAGTTTTGAAGGAAGTGTATGGACCAGATAATGTATCTGGGGATTTGTCTTCAGGAATTACGATTAAGGCAAACTCAAAAGAATTGCCACATCATTGTCTAGTTATCGAAACAGTCCTAAAAGGTGGTGTACTTAAACGTATTGTTATCCCTTCAGGAAAGGTAACTGCCATTGATGAAATCCCTTATAAAGATGGAAGTGTCCTTGGGTATGGTACGACAGTAACTGCTTTCCCTAACGCTGCTGACGACACACACTATGAATACATCAAAGGAGCTTAACTATGTCAAAACAAAATCGTAAAAAGAAAAATAAAGAAGCTGCGCCACAGATTAAAACAATTCGTGGTGTGACTTCAACCGGATTTGCTTTTGAAATTACAAAAGAGCGCTTGGAAAACTATGAGTTACTTGAAGTTATTGCAGAAGTAGATACAAATCCAGCAGTTTTACCAAAAGTAGTCAAACTTATGCTTGGTGACAAATCAGAAGATTTGAAAAACCATGTGCGGACTGCGGATGGCATTGTTCCTTTGGATAAAATGGGAGCAGAAATTAGTGAGATTTTCACAAGTCAGAACCAGTTAAAAAAATAGCGCTCCTTGCTAGAATGATTCAAACAGATGAAGATGCTCTTATTTGTGATTTAGCTGAAACATATGGGATTTTTGATTACAGACAGTTACCTGCTGACCAGGTAGCTGTTTTTGCTTTTGGTTTGAGAGATGATTCACGGATCAAACTAGCAATGACCAATAGCAAAGTTCCTTTTGAAACCTTTTTGCTTGCAGGTGTGCTTGATAGGCTTTCTGCTCTTGTGTGGTTTAAAACAACAGACGGTCAGAAAGGAATCAACAAACCATTAATGGTTGCAGAGGAGCTGACAGGTAAAACTAAAGCTAAAGAAAGTAAGGAGATGATCTTCGATTCTGGTGAGGACTTTGAAGAATATCGTCAGCAAATTCTAGAAAAGATAGGAGGTGAGGATTAGTGGCGACAGAAATAGCACAGGCTTATGTACAATTGATACCATCAGCTAGAGGCATTACTGGTAAAATCCAATCAATCCTCGATCCTGAAGCGAGTGCAGCAGGACAAAGTGCTGGACAGTCATTGGGGTCTAGTCTTGTTGGCGTTATGACGAAAGTTATTACAGCGGCAGGGATTGGCAAGGCATTTTCGGCGGCTATCAGTGAAGGAGCAGCGCTTCAACAATCACTTGGAGGTATCGAAACTTTATTCAAAGGTTCTGCTGACAAGGTAAAGGGTTATGCTAATGAGGCCTACAAAACAACAGGTTTGTCAGCTAATGCCTACATGGAAAATGTGACAGGCTTCTCAGCTAGTCTCTTGCAATCTCTTGGTGGTGACACTAATAAAGCTGCTGAAACAGCAAACATGGCTATGATTGATATGTCAGATAATGCTAATAAGATGGGAACATCTATGGAAAGCATCCAGCTGGCTTATCAAGGTTTTGCTAAGCAAAATTATACGATGCTTGATAACCTTAAATTGGGTTATGGTGGTACAAAACAAGAAATGCAACGTCTCTTGGCGGATGCTGAAAAATTGACAGGTGTTAAATACGACATCAATAATCTATCAGACGTTTATAGCGCCATCCATGCTATCCAAGAAAATCTAGACATCACTGGCACAACTGCTAAAGAGGCAGCATCTACTTTTAGTGGTTCTTTTGAATCTATGAAAGCAGCTGCTCAGAATGTACTTGGGAAGTTAGCGCTAGGGGAGAATATCCTACCTTCTCTGCATGCTTTGCTTAAAACAACATCTACCTTTCTTTTTGATAATTTTTTACCAATGGTTGGAAATATTTTTTCTGGCCTTGGCTTAGTTTTGACTGAAGGAATTAGTCAGATTGCATCTCAGCTTTTTGGGGATGCCTTTGGAAGTGCAGTCTATAGTCAACTGTCGAGAGTAACAGGTGTCTTTCAAACCTTCTTTGATATGATCTTTGGTTCATTGAGCAAGCAAGATAACATTGATATCCTGACCATGCTTGGATTTAGCGAGGGTGCTGCTAATCAAATTGTCAACATCGCAGACAATATCCGAGTAACTTTTGAGAATATCGGGGTTGTTGCTGGTAATGTTGCAAGTATTGTTGTTGATTTCGTTGGAGATCTGTTAGGGATTAAAGACGGAGAGCAGGGAGTGAACCTGTTAGGTTTTGCATTTGAAGGGATCTCAGGCTTTATCAGAGAAGCCTCTGAAAGTCTTAGCAAATTTACATCTTGGTTAAAAGATTCGCCTCTTGCGTTAGATGCTTTAAAATTGGCTGTTGTTAGCATTACGAGTGCATGGGCGGGCTATAAAGCTGTTTTAACGCTAACAAAAGGAATTGAAACAATCAGGAATGCAACTCTGGCTATTACGAATGGTCTTATGCTGGCTCAGTTCGTAAGAACCGGTGCACTCACTACCGCAGAGGCGGCGAATGCGGCTGCTACTATGGGAGCAAGTGGAGCGTTCGGTATTTTTAATGCTGTGTTGTCTGCCAATCCAATTGGGTTAATTGTAGCGGCAGTCGCAGCATTGACTGCAGGTCTTGTATGGTTCTTCACACAAACAGAAACTGGTCAGCAAATTTGGTCATCTTTTGTGGATTGGATCAAGCAGGCATGGCAGGGGATTGCTGATTTCTTTGTCGGCCTTTGGTCTGGTATCTCTGAGGGTGCCAGCACTTTGTGGGATGGAGTTGTCATAACATGGAATGCTTACATTGAGTCTTTGAAGGCTATGTGGAATGAGGTTGTAACATTCTTTTCTGACTTATGGGTAAGTATTCAAGAGGCTGCATCTGTGGCATGGACAGCTATCACAATGGTAGTGATGGCTATTGTTCAACCGTTCATAGATGGATTCATGAATATCTGGAACAACATTTCAGACGCTCTTAGTCAAATTTGGGAAGGGATTAAGATGATTTTTCAAGGCGCTTGGGAATTTATCAAATCGATTTTCTTGGGTGCTATTCTGATCATCATCGACCTTGTGACAGGGAACTTTAACCAGCTTGGAGCTGATCTTTCTCTAATTTGGGAAGGTATTCAAAATGGCATTTCTTTGATATGGGAAGGGATTAAAACCTTCTTTTTTGGTATTGTAGATGCTATTGTTGGTTATGGTATTGCTGTTTTTGAAAACTTTTCGGCTGCCTTATCTGCGATTTGGGAATTTATCAAGTCGGCTGCTTCAGCGACTTGGGAATGGATAAAATCTACTGTAACAAGTCTAATCACAGGTTTGGTTCAGGGAGCTCAAAGTATCTGGGATGGCTTTATGAACTTCCTATCAAGTTTGTGGGAAGGTATCAAGTCAACGGCAAGTAATGCTTGGAGTTCTCTAGCTTCTAGTGTTCTAAACATTATCAATGGTCTCGTATCCGGGGCGCAAAATGCTTGGAACAGCATGTCTAATGCGGTATCTAGTCTTGTAAGTAATGTAACTGGATTCTTCAATCAATTGTGGAATATTGACCTATTTGCAGCTGGTCAAGCAATATTGCAAGGTTTCTTGAATGGTTTGCAATCTATGTGGTCTTCTGTAACTGACTTCGTCGGTGGTATCGCTGGTTGGATCCGTGACCATAAAGGACCTATTGAGTATGACCGTAAGCTTTTGATTCCAGCAGGTAATGCAATTATGGGAAGTTTAGACAATGGATTAAAAGATGGGTTTAAAGACGTCAAGAAAACGGTCGGAGGCATGGCTGATGAAATTTCAGATGTATTTTCAAGAGACAGTCTGGATCTGAATTCCTCTGCGTCCGTGACCAAAAGCCTTGAGGCACAGTTGTCTATGCCGTCAACACAATTTGAGCCCCATGAGAGTAAAACCGTGTCTGAGATAGCGATTCTGAGAGCAAGTATGGAGAGAATCCTTACTGCTATCCTTGAAAAATCGTCAGACGTTTATCTGGACAATGACATTATCTCACTCAAAACCTATGAACAACATGGTGCTATTTATGCAAGGGAGGGAATTTAATGGATTACATGATCATCAATGGTTTTAACACCTCAACCCTTCCTGGTTGTGTTGTGACAGATTTTGGGAAGGTGGAGGCTGCTAAGCCAAAAGGAGAGAAGGCAACTCTTTATGGAGTCAATGGTAGTTACCGTGTGTTAGACGGTTCTTTCGACAGTTACGAAAGGACCTTCACTCTCCACGTTAAAAAAATGGTTGAGATTTCAAGTATTCTTGATAAGTTTCAATCGAATGATAACGTTTTGGAATTTAGCTATCAGCTTGGCTCATTGTTTTATGCTAACTTTGTGACTGCTAGTTTTGAACCTTTTGGAAATCATGCTTGGAAGTTAGAAATCAAGTTAGAAATGCAACCCTTCCGTTATCAAAAAGATGTAGCGCCTGTGGTGCTGACGGCATCTGGTACAGTCAACAATCCTGGAACGATTTATTCGGAACCAATCATCGAGGTTGAGGGAGATGGTGATATCTCCCTCACGATTGGTCGTAAGACCATGTATCTTGCGATTAAGACCAAAGCCACGATTGATTGCAGGCAAGGCAAGCAAAATATCTACAACGCTACTGGCGCAGTCCAGAACACACTTCGTAAGCGTGGAGGGTTCTTGGAAATTCCGACTGGCAAGGTTGGTATTTCATTCACTGGAACCGTCCGTAAGATTACTATTCGACCGAATTGGAGGTATAAGATTTGATTTATTTAACAAATGGGAATATGCCTCTGAATGCTGCCTATGCTGATGAAATTGTTCAAGAGGACAATAGCACCTATCAATTGAGCTTCCGATTTCCGACATCCGATCCCTTGTGGGAGAAGTTGAAGGAAGAGACATTTTTAACGGCTGATGATCTTCACGGTGAGCAGGATTTTGTCATCTTTGAGGTTGAGAAGAAACACGGCTATATTCAAGTCTATGCCAACCAAGTATTCACTCTATTGAATAACTATGTGGTCAATCCTATCTCGTTGGATAGACAGACTGGTTCGACTGCCTTGAGTCGCTTCGCTGGAAGTATCACTCGAGATAATCCCTTCTCATTCTTTTCTGATATTGAAGACAGACATAGCTTTAATATCGGTTCTAAGAATGCTATGGAGGCATTTGCGAAAGATAAGCACTCGATTATCGGCCAATGGGGTGGCGACCTTGTGCGCCACGGCTACCAGGTTCGCTTGTTAAAAAATGGCGGTTCAGAAAATGAATCGCTTTTTATGTACAAGAAAAATCTGTCTAGCTATCAACACAAGACGTCTACCAAGTCTTTGAAAACTCGAATCACTTTCATCACGACTGTAAAAGGTGAGGGAGAGAAGGCGCCTGATCGCACGTTCACGGTTACCATTGATAGTCCACTCATTAACAAGTACAGTCAAATCTACGAAGATGTGATTGAGGTTAATGACCAGGACGTGAAGGATGAAGCGAGCCTTCGGAGGTATGGTGAGCAGTATTATCGAACATCGCTCTGTGACATGATGGAAGATAGTCTTGAGATTGAGGTTGTCGGACAGAGTGACGTTCCTGTTCAGATGTTCGATGTTGTGAGTATCTTCCACGAACGTTACAATCTTGACGTGCGCAAGAAGATTACTAAATACACTTACTCACCAATGGCCAAAAAGCTGAAATCTATTGGTTTCGGTCAGTTCCAGTCGGGTCTTGCAAATGCGATTGGTAACGCAGTGAGTGATGCAGTCAAAGGCGAAGCTCAGCAACTTCAAGGCGATTTTGAACGGCAGTTAGCAAGTGAACTCAAGAATGCGGATCTCGCTTTTGATCGCAAAACTGAAGAACTGCAGAACGAGTTCACCGACGGTCTCAACGCTGCCAAAGCAAAAGCGGAAGAAGATAAACAAAAACTCTCTGACACTATCGACCATCGCTTCAGCAGTTTTGAAAATGGGCCTTTACAAGAAGCCAAACGTAGGGTTGAAGAAGCGTTAAGAAATGCTGGCGCAAGTAGCTTACTCGCTCAGGAAGCCAAGCGCATTGGGTTGGATTCTATTGCTAAACTTGAAGAGCTTAAGAGACAGACTACGAGCGCTCAGACGGCTTTGTCGGGCGACTTGGATGTCTTGAAACGTACCATTGCGAATGAAATCCGACCAAAACAGGCGCAGGTTGAAACCGAGATTGAGAAGCAAGTTGAAGCACTTATCCAGACAAAAAAAGAACTGGCTGGTATAAAGTCAGCACAAGCGACATATGAGGAGACTACAACTCGTAGGTTTGCAGAGCTGACCAACTTGGCTAATGGTAAGGCTAGCAAGTCGGAGGTTGTACAAACTGCGGAGGAATTGAGAAGTCGGATTGCGAGTGTGCAAACTTCTGGCCGAAATCTCTTTTTAAACTCGCTTTTTAAGCAAGATATCAGAAAGACTAGTATTTGGACTACGAGTATCTACACCGCTACTATTGATAGCGAAAATAAGTACCTTGGGTACAACGCTTTGAAAATCGTTGGACAAGACCCAGCAGGCAAGGACGGCGGCAACCCTAAAATCACTTATCCCGCTACTGGCCAATATGGCAAAGTAGCGCCTGGAAGCATGACCAATCAAGAGGTGACCATCAGCTTTTATGCCAAGGCAAGTAAAAATGGAATAATGCTAAGATCTCGATTAGGGAATATCAATTATAAAACTGGAAATGTGACATTGTCGACAGAAATTAAACGATATGTTGTCCATATTCCAAAAGGTTGGACGAATGAGTCTAAATTCACAACAAATGAATGGTTGTTCAATTTCAACCAAGAAGGAATCGTTTGGATTTGGATGCCGAAGTTCGAAATAAGCGATGTAGATACTTCTTATTCAGAAGCTCCTGAAGATATAGAAGGTCAGATTTCAGCAGTTGAATCTAACTTCAGACAGCGCGCTGATGCACTCGATGCTGGGGTGAGAAGTCTGACTGAAGGTCTCAGAACTAAAGCGGATATCAGCTCACTAAATGTGACTGCTGAGAATATCCGGCAATCTGTGAAGAGTTTGGAAACAAGCACGCAGAACAAGCTGGATCAGAAATTGAGCATGACTGAATTTGAGGTGCGGGCTGGCTCGATTCATCAGGAAATCCTGAACGCAACTAAGGATAAGGCAGATAAGACTCTGGTCATGACTGAAGCGGGGAAATTGCGAGAAGAATTTTCAAACTTACGGGTTGGTGGAACTAACTTGTTGAAAGGCTCAAAAGGACCTTTTCTTCCAGATCGGAAGCCAGCTAATTTTGATAACGCTATTCTGTATGCAGGAAATACGTCTATTTACATGGAGCAAGGACAGGAATACATTATTTCTGCTAAAACAGACGGGACCTTTACAGCTCATCACGACGGGAATAAGGAATCCGATAACGTAGTTCTTTGGATTATGGACAAGGATGTCAGAAATTATCAAATTGTATCGGACCTCAAGACAGGTACCACAGGAACGAAAATCACTTGGAATAAGCCGACAGGGATTTATCATCTACGAGTTAACACTTATCACAAAGAAGCAACCAAGAGCGTCTGGGATGTGAAGATTGAGAAAGGCAATGTAGCGACAGACTGGAGTCCTGCGCCTGAAGATACTGATGGACTTATCACTGAAGCTAAAGCTATCTTTGAGCGAACGGCTCAGGGATTGCGAACCGACTTATCAGCTATTCAGGACTATGTAAATAAAGATGGTCAGAGACAGGAAACCCTACAGCGCTACACTCGAGAGGAGAGTGCGAGACAAGCGACGGCTTTACGTGAGCAGGTATCCAGAGACTACGTTGGGAAATCGGCTTATCAAGAAGATGTGCGAGGTCTTGAGCGTAGGTTTGAAGCTATTACCAACCCACAAAATGGATCGATTGCCACTCAGATTGCTAACTACAAAACAGCAGTAGATGGCAGATTTGCAGATATCACCTCACTGATTTCTGGTAAAGCCAACCAGACAGACTTCCAACGTGTGAAGGAAACCAGTCAGCTTTACGAGCGGATTTTGGGCAATACTGAAAATGGAATTGCGGATAAGGTCGCACGTATGGCCATGACCAATCAGCTGTTCCAAGTTGAAGTTGGCAAGGCTTTTGCGGAACATCAGAATTTATTCTTAAATTCAACACTTACTAAAGGATTTTTAGGAAATAATGGAATCATTTACGTAGCGAATGCTACACAAAAGGAGGTTACATCCGATTTCATTTCAGTGGATCCAAATGAAAAAATTATCTTCCAGCACTGGGTAACTCTGCCCGATAATGGAATGGCTTGTACCGCTTGGCAATTTTTCGATAAAAACAAAAATCCTATTGATAACCGCAAACCAGGATTAAATGCTTATAAAACAACTGTAGGCAAACAACACAACATCAATCAAATCACTGTACCAGCGAATGCTTATTTTGTCAGATTCTCAGCTCGTATGTACGATGATGGTTTGATAAAAGTAGAAAAGGGCTCAGCTCCGTCTAATTATTCAGCAGCTCCCGAAGATACCGATGAAGCTATTCGCACAGTTCAAAGTCAACTAGCTGGTTCATGGGCAGTTCAAAATCTAACCAACGCAGGTTCAATCGTTTCACAAATCAATGCGACTAACAATCAGATTTTGATTGAAGCTGAAAAGATTCGATTAAAGGGTAAGACCTTACTTGATGAATTGACGGCTATTCAGGGTTACTTCAAACGCTTGTTTGTAGGCGATGCCAGTGTCGGAACGCTCAATTCAGACATCATTAGATCTAACTCTATCACGGCAGATAAGTTGGTCATGGATATGGCTATGGCCAGACGATTTGTATCAAGCGATATCTTCACAGATACGCTTGCTGCGAAAGAGGCATTTATCAACAAGCTTCGGTCTGTCGTAGTCACTGCGACCTTTCTAGAAGGTTTTCAAGGT